AAGTCGCTAAAGATCCTGTATATATAGAAATGAGAAAAGATTGGCGAAAGAGAGAAGAAGCAAATTTTTATGGATATATGTAATGCCTAGTTATACATTTAGAGACAAGAAGACGGAAGAAACCTGGACTGATTTGATGACCATATCAGAAATGGAAGAATACTTAAATAAGAATAAGAATGTAGGTCTAGTGCCAGCTGCACCTATGATAGTAGGTAGTGTAGGTCAACTTGATAGTAAAACAGATAGTGGTTGGAAAGACCAATTAAGTAGAATAGCAGAGCGCCATCCTGAGAGTCCTTTAGCAGACAGGTATGGTAATAAATCACATAAAGCACTTAAAACAAAAAGCGTTTTAGAGAAACACCGTAAGAGAAACAAGACTAAATAGGATTATGGCAAGTAAAAAGAAACAATTAGAAATATCATTAAAAGATATGAATGATATTAAATCAATTACAGATAACCAGAAATTGGTGTTTGATAATTACAAAGACAAAAACTTATTTCTATATGGTGTAGCAGGAACTGGTAAAACATTTGTAGCATTATATAATGCTTTGAAAGATGTATTAGATCCTAAATCACCTAGAGAAAGAGTTTATATTGTTCGTTCTATCATACCAACAAGAGACATAGGTTTCTTACCTGGTGATGAAGAAGACAAATCTTATCTATATCAAGTACCATATCAAAACATGGTACGATTTATGTTTAAAAGAGGTAGTGATGCTGAGTTTGATAGATTGTATAATGATTTAAGAAATCAAGGTACAATTGATTTTCTCACAACTAGTTTTCTACGAGGTGTTACAATAGATAATGGTGTTGTTATTGTAGATGAATGTCAAAACTTAAACTTCCACGAATTAGATACTATTATGACCAGAGTAGGACAAGATACTAAAATTGTCTTTGCTGGTGATATGCAACAAACAGATTTAACTAAGTTTCAGGATAAAAATGGTATATTATCATTTGTTAATATACTACAAGAAATGCAAGAAATGGAATGTATAGAGTTTGGTATAAATGACATTGTAAGAAGTGGTTTGATAAAATCATATTTAATTAACAAAATAAAATTAGGATTGCACTATGAGCAAATTTAAAGAAGCATTAGAGATAATATTACACCACGAAGGTGGTTATGTAAATCACCCAAAAGATCCAGGTGGTGAAACAAATTTAGGTGTTACTAAAAGAGTATATGAAGACTTTGGTGGCACTAAAGACATGAAAGACTTAACTATAGAAGACGTTGAACCTATATACAGAAAGAACTATTGGGACAAATGCAGATGTGATGACCTACCAAGTGGGTTAGACCTGTGTGTATTTGACTTTGCTGTCAATGCAGGACCAGGTAGAGCAGCGAAGTATTTACAGACATTAGTTGCTGCCTTGCCAGTAGATGGCGGTATAGGTCCTATGACTTTAGCAAAAGTCAATGAGTATGTTGAGAAGTTTAATGTCAAACATGCAGTTGACCACTATCAAGCAAATAGACAGAAATACTACGAAGAACTATCCACATTTGCCACATTTGGCAGAGGTTGGACTAGACGAGTAGAAGAAACTACAGAAACAGCAAATTCTTGGATATAAGAGCTTGACTTTCCTGTCAAGTTGTGATATAATAGTCTTGTTTAGTTAAAAGAAAGATTATTATGTTTAAACACACACAACCTACAGGTGACTTGCCACCTTTAAAAGCAAAGAATGTTGATGGTAAAAGATTTTATGAACATATCACAACAGGCGAAAAATATCCCTCAATTACTTCAGTTTTATCAATTAGACAAAAAGAAGGTCTAATTAAATGGCGTCAAAGAGTTGGCGAAGAAGTAGCGAACCATGTAATGATAACAAGTGCTAATCGTGGCACAGCAGTACATAACATGGTAGAAGACCATTTAAATAATATTGACATCAACAATGTGGAAAAGTACAAGAAGCAATTTCTTCCACGCATGATGTTTCAGGTACTTAAACCAGTATTAAATAATATAAATAATATTAGCCTGCAAGAGGCACAAATGTTTTCCAGTAATTATACAGTCGCTGGTAGATGTGATTGTATCGCTGAGTATGAAGGCGAATTATCTGTAATAGATTTTAAAACCTCTAAAGGCGAAAAAGAGGAAGATTGGATTGAAAACTACTTTATACAAGGTGCTGCCTATGCTGAAATGTACGAAGAACATTTTGGCACACCTATTAATCAAATAGTTATATTAGTTGTAACTGAAGAAGGCACTACCCAAATATTTAAGAAAAACAAACAAGAGTATCTTCCAAAACTAAAAGAAGCGATAGAAAGCTTTTACAAATGGGTAGAAAACAATGACAAAACTTAAAGAAATTTTATTAGTCTCTTTCGCTGCTCTGGTTTTAATTTTAATTACAAAACCAGGTCAAGCAAAAGAGAGAATATATCCACCAGGTATGATAACACAAACACCTGTGCCACTATTTTGTGGTTATACAGTTGCAATCATACCACATACAATCAATGTTATGGAAATGAAGAACTTAGCGTTAGGTGAAGTAAGACTTAATGCTGATCCTGGTAATGAAAGAATAGGTCGTTTATCATTCTTTTATGATTTAAAAACAAATTCAGGTGCTATGTATATGAGTATAGAGAGTGATACAGACGGAGAAAGTTATACATGTTTATTAGGTTATGGCATCAATTGGAAATTTGATTGGGAATCCATGATTGATGTTGTTAATGAAGTTATCAATGAAGATGAGGCAAGTACGCAATAGGGACTTGGGTGCAATACCCAACACCTCCACCATTACAGATTTTACCTATGGGGGTGATATAGGTTCGACCGTTGTGAGAACGCCCATTGGAGATAATTCTCTGGCGAGAGTAAACGTAATAAATGCTAACGAAAGTTATGCTTTAGCAGCTTAGGTTGCTTTGGGTTTGCCTGTACCTCGAAACAGAAACAGGCACTATTGAAAACTAAAGCACGCCGCTTTAGCTCAGTTGGTAGAGCAACTGATTTGTAATCAGTAGGTCCGCGGTTCAAGTCCGTGAAGCGGCACCACATAAGGAGATTATGACGAAACAAAGTGAACTATTTTACGAACTTCTAAATAAGATGAGACAAGTACATGACGCTAAGAGGCATGACTATGCTGATGTAGAAGATGTATTTAAAAATTTTAGAACAAGTGAACTAGCAGGTATACCTGCATGGAAAGGTGTTGCAATGCGACTAGGTGATAAGTTTAGTCGTTTGATGTCTTTCTGTAAACAAGAAGAATTGAAGGTTGCTGATGAGAGTATTGGCGATACTTTAATAGATATGGCAAACTATGCCCTTATATGCCATATTTTATTCTATGAGGCAAAACAAGCAAAACTAAATGAAGACAAAAGAACATATAAATCTATAAAAGAATATGGTGATGATATGTCTTATGAGAATGAAAGTGTAAGAAATGACACCTAAGCAGTTTGCATTAGTCATAGAGAAAAGAGCAAGTAAGAAAAAGATAAGTCATATGGACGCTGTGTTAGATTATTGTAATGAGAAACAGATAGAACCAGACCAGGTGACACATTTAATTAACAGAAACTTAAAAGAAAAAATAAAGGCAAATGCAGAAGCTTTGAACTTCTTACCAAAGACTGCTACATTGCCAATATAGGAGTATATAATGAAAGAAGGATGGAAAATAAAACCTCATACATTTAAATTTAGAGAAGGTGATAGTGATGAAAAAGGTGGTTGTACTTTCATAGGCGGAACATGGAAAGATGTTACTACAGATGAATTATTTAAAGATAAGAAAGTAGTAGTGTTTAGTTTACCTGGTGCATTTACACCTACATGTTCAAGTGAACAGTTACCTGCTTACGAAGAAATGTATGATAAGTTTAAAAATGTAGGCGTTGATGAAGTTTATTGTGTATCAGTAAATGACGCTTTTGTAATGAATGCTTGGGCAAGAGACCTAGGTATTAAGAATGTGAAAATGATACCAGACGGTTGTGGTACATTTACAAGAAACATGGGTATGTTAGTAGATAAACCTAAACAAGGTTTTGGTATGAGAAGTTGGAGATATTCTTGTATGATAGAGGACAATGTTGTAACTAGATTTCACCAAGAACCAGGATACAATCACTTTAGTGCTGATGAAGATCCTTATACTAATTCAGACCCTCAAACTATCTTAGCAACAATAAGTCATTAGTGCGAGACGGTTACGAAATATATAAAAAGTATCTTGCCATAAAGTTACATTTTTCAAAAGATGAGTTTGACTTTTTTAAATATGGTGGTGAGACTAAAGCAAAGTATGAAACATTTATTAAACGTAATGATAGGTATTTTTTTGTTAAGGCAAGCAGAAAGTATGGCGCTGATATTGTTGATTATTTTGTTGCTAATTTCGTAGGCAATAAAACAGATTACATAAAAGACTTTAACGAAGATACTTACTATCAATGGCGTAAACGTATAGATGGTCTTACATACTACTTTAAATTAGATATGGAAAAGTTATTAAAGAAGACAGACAATAACTTTGATAAAATATTTAATTGTTATAGAGGTCAACACCCACCTCTAGTAAAAATGTATATGGCGAAAAAGATTACATTAGAAACAATGTGTATATTAGAAACATTAGTTAATTACACAAAAGTTTTTGATAAGAAGATACAAGAAACATACATTTGGCCGACAGTAAAAAGAAAAATAGTAAAGTATAGACCTTTTATTAAGTTTAATAAAGAACGAATGAAACTAGAACTAAGAAAGATGTTATAATGGATCATCATGTTATAGGTAATGGCGAAAGTAGAAAAGATTTAAATATAGATAATCTACATGGTACAAAGTATGGTTGCAATGCCATATATAGAGATTGGTATACAGATTATCTATTTAATAAAGATAAACCTATACAACATGAAATACTAGATAGTTATTGTTGGCAAGATAGAAAAGTTATAATACAAACTAGATGGTTTGGTCAAGGTCATTACAGCGAGGCATATAACACAATGTCATTATGGAAAGATGTGTTAGGTACAAATGATTATACAGACGCAGGTTCTGCCGCTTTACAATATGCTAGTACAAAAGCAAAAGCATATGGCGGTATAGTTAACATGTATGGTTTTGATTTTGATAGTCCTGAAAGTCCTATAAATAATATCTATAAGAACACACCTAATTATAGTACGAGGTTAAAACAACGTAGAGGTGTTACTACAATGTTTTTAGAAACTTTTAATAAGTTTCCAACTGTACAGTACGTTTATCATGGTGATAAATTACCTGAACTATTAGAACAATATGAGAATGTAAAATGAAACTATTAGGAATTAGATTATGTGACCACGATAGTAATATTACTATTACAGATGGCACAAAAGTGCAATATCACAAAACAGAAAGATACTATGGCGTCAAACATCATCATATGGGTTTTGACCTAAAAGACTATCTTAATAAAAAAGGCATTGACTTATCAGATATAGATGACGCTGCTATTATAGTTGATGACCAAAACATTACAAAGGTTGATGACTTTGTACCCTCAATAGGTCTTAAATGTAAAATAGAAAAATTAGACCACCACTTAGCACATGCGTTAAGCGTTTGGCCGCTATCTAACACGGAAGAAAATACAACAGACTTTATACTAGATGGTTTTGGTGACTATCAAGTACATCACACAGTTTTAAAAGGTGGTAGACCTAAAAAGAAACACCAAGAGTGGAACTT